TCCAGGTAGGTGCGCAGCGTTGCTGCGGGCCAACCGCCATTGTTGTAATAGCTGCTGGTAATCGGCATCTTGCGTGCCAGCGTATTTTTCGCCAAAAACGTCATTGCGCAGCGCTTGTTTGTGTTATCGCTTAAATAAAACTGCTTAAATCCGCACATCTCATATTCGCGGGTTTCATGCGGCCATGCAGCCAGCTTCCGGCAGGCATTATCGCCCAGGTCTGCATACCAAACTTTCGCCCAGTACACATCACCCTTGGCAAACCGTTCATATTCTCCGTCATCTGCCTTGGCGCAACCAAACACCAGCGTTGCATTGGTCTGTGTAATTCGTCCACGGTTAATCTCAGTGTAAACAATGTCGTCCCCGTAAATGTTAGCCGTATACACATGCAAGTTGTTTTCGCCCTTCTTGTGGCGCATTACCACCATGTCACGGGTTCCAACTGTGGCAGCTGTTGCGCTTTCGGTGCCCCAACTGATCTTGGCTCCATTATTGTTCCAAATGCGGATACCGTTCATGCCGTTGGTTTCAAAACACTGCATCAGCACAGCATTGGCCGTATCGGTTGTGGTCATCCGGTAATCTACCGCCAGCACCCAGTCCCGGTCTTCCTTCAACAGCTGCACACCGGTATCCACATAGTTGGTGCCATCAAAGGTCTTTTTCTCATTGATCAAAACCTTCTCTTCAATGTCAGAGTAGCTAAAGTCGTTGCCCATCGTAATGGTCACAGCGTCCTTGGGGCTAACCACCTTATTCTCTATACCAACCTTTTTCATTGCGTAAATCTCAACCGGGCGCAAACTGCCAATCTCTTTGCCGTCAAAATAACCAGAGGTATATTCGCAGCTGTCATATACCGCATTGATGTCCTTGTCTCCGTTCACATATCCGCCCTTGTCCCAATGGTCAAACAGGTAGAACTTATAGGCACCTTCCTCCGCCGTGTAGGTCGGGGTATCGCCTTCATACAACACCATGCTGCCATAGGGGGCAACTGTTTTCTGCTTCTCCGCACCATTGTTCAGGTAGCGCACGGTATACTTCCGCACACTCTCGGTATATTTGGCCGTTACGGTCTGGTTGGTAAATACTGTAACAAACTCTGTGTCCCATCCAGCATAGGTAAAGTCAGTGCTCACCGTGCTCTTCTTGGTCGGCTTCGGGATCGGCTTATCCGCACGGGTCACAGGGTCAACAGCCTTACCACCCTTGTCAATGTACTGCACATCCAAAACTGTGTGCTCGTCATCATCATTCACAAAGGTCCAGGTAAACTGTTCAACCAGCGTGTTGTAGCTGATCTTCAAATCCGGCCACTGTGCATTAAACTCTGCCAGCTTCTTTTCACGCATAATGGGCACATGTACCTTGCCCTCCAGTACAGAGTGCTCGGTGTTATAGCCGTTCTCATCTAGGCCGGTCATCGTGTACAGTCGGTCAAGCAGCGCTGTATCCTCGCATTCCCAATCAAGGCCAGTCAGGCGCACGCGGTTCAAACCTGTGCATTTTTCCAACATAGCTTTCAGGTCAATGGTCGGGCAGCTTTCCACAACCAGTGTGGTCATGTTCTCATAGCCGTCAATCTTCAAATCGGTCAGGTGGTTTAGGCTCTGTGCCGTCAGGCTTGCAATCGCAGGCAGTTCAGCCTTTTCAATCTTGCCGCCCTTGGCAAACGCCACACCGGTAATACCGCTTCCGCCGGCATAAAAATCGGTCAGGTTTACACATCCCGCCAAGCTGATGGATTTCTTCAGGTTTGGCACATTCTGCAAATTCAGGTGCTCCAGCAGCGTATTGTTGCCAACCGCAAAGTCGGTCAGGTTTGTGTTGCGGTAGCCTTCGGTGCCGTTGCCAACCTGCAAGTCGGTCAATTTCGCACCATGGCTAAAATCAACATACCCAGGGTAAAATCCACTAATGTCGCCAATGCTCTGTATCAGGCTGGCATTGTAAACATAAACCTCGGTATCGTTCATGGCTGCAATCGGGCACTCAATCGTGTAGGTCTGGCCGCGCTTGCCGCGCATTTTTACCGGGTTGGAGCCATACAAAACACTTACATAGGTATCTGCATACGGGCGAATATGGAACGTACCGTCCGGCTGCACACCTGTCCAGTTGGTGGGGGTATAGCCGCGGATCGTCATATCATCAGCCGTGCAGGTCGTACCGCTGTACTTGCTCGCAATATACTTTTCCTGGTACTTCTGGTACTGGCGACGCTGGTGGCGCTTGTTGCCGTGCATCATCGGCAGGTAATTGGTTGTTCCATTGTCTTCATAGGTGCGGAAATATTTGCGCCGCATGTCCATGATCCAAAGCTTTTCGGGCTTCACATCCTGGTACGCCTCAATCTTGCGCAAAATACGGTTTGCACTCCAGGCCAAAGCGCTCTCACGGTTCAGGTACATCTTCTGCAAGTCGTCCGCAAAAAGATCTCGTACCTTGCACCACAGCTTGCTGTCTGCCGCGTTAAACACGCTCTTGGTGCCAATGGTGTCGGTATCCTCATAGCCGTAAGTCAGTGTCAATCCGCCCTCGTTGTCGTTGCCCTGGCAGGTATCGTTATCATAATCCATGCAAAAATCCCAATGGATCAGATCTTCTGTGTGGGGGAACACATTCTTGGCGCGGTTATCCACCATTGTGTGGCGCTCAGTGAACAGATAATAGAACAGCACACTGTCCTTGATGAAGTGGTCCTCAAAGTGGGCCTTAAACTCTTCGTCATCTGCATTTACTACCCAGGTCAGCAAGCTCTGCCAGGCATTCTTTGCCGCCTGTGTTTCTTCCTCGGTACACTTTTTGCTAATATAGCGGAACTCAAAGCTGTGGTCGCCGTCCCAGGTTTCCTGGCTCAGATCATCACTCAAAAAGCGGGTCTGGGCATCGGTGTTATTATCAATCTCAACAATAACTTCCTTGTGGTTTGCGGGGTCCATGCCCTGGGTGTCATTGTTCTTCTTGCTGTTGCCAATATCACCGCAAGCGTAAAAATGCCACTGGCCGTCCTTAAACACCGTCGCGTTCTCCACGTCCGTCTCCTGGATAAACACCACGCACGGGTAAAACGCCATCGTGTCGCGCACCTTCGGGTTCTCTTTCTTTGCCTTGCGGGTATACGGGTTAAACGTGTTGTAATCATCTGCAATGCAGGCGTTATTTGCGTTTTCAGAGCTTGCAATGTTTACCTTGATATTAAAATATTTCTCCGGGATACTGTTCTCGGTCAATGTATAGGTGCTGCCGGTGCTATCGTTGCCAAACGTAAATCCGCCGGAACAGTTAATGTCAATGTTTCGGCCGCTCTCGCCATACGCATTGGAGCTGGTGCCCTGGCCTTTATGGCTGCCGGTCGCGGTCCAGTTATCCTCCACAGCGCGTCCGTTCTTGTAAATCTGCTGGATGGTGGTATTAAAAACCTCATTCTTTTTGCCGGTCGTAAAGGTCGGAGCACTGATCTTGATAATGCGCAGGTCCGGGCACTTCTCGGCCAAAAGGTCAGCATCCAGTTCGCCGCTCACGTTGGTAATATCGTTGCGGTTATAGCGTTCAATCATCAGCTCGGCGTTCTTGGCATCCGCAATAAAGTTGTCCAGGATTTCATCGTCTGACAGCTCCATGCCGTAGGTTTTCATGCGGTATACCTGTACATCACAGTCCGCAGAGCCAATCGTAATGCCAACCGGACTTGCTTGTGTAAAGTTGTCGCTTGCATCGTACAGTTCCACCTTGCAGGGGATACCGTCGCACCATAGCACCATCTCTTTATACTTGCTGTCCGGCAAAATATTGAACTCAAACTCCAAAAAGTCATCTTCGCAAATCGGCAGCTCAATGCGGTTCTGCTGGCTGGTCAGGGTAATCTTTTGTGCCTGTACCGTCAAACCAACGTTGCCATTTGCGCAGGTTAGTGCCGTAGCATCGTAGTCTCGCACATTGGTGGTCTTAAACACCAGCTTAAAGTTCTTGCCCTTCTTTTTGGCATCGTCCGCAAACAGCTTATAATCCAGCGTGGCGGTAGTTCCGGCTTTCACGCAAAAGTAAGTATCGCCGTCCTCGTCAATCTGGTAGCCGCCATTGCTCCAGTCAAAGTTATCGCTTACCGTCATCGCGGTATTGCCATCGGTCCACAGGCGGTTTTCGTCCGCATTGGTTCGGCCAGCCGGGTTAAAATCAAACATCAGGTTGGTTTTCACCGGCTCAATGTTAATACCCAGCTCGGTAATTTTTACATTGATGGTCTTTACCGTCTCGCCGCAGGTAATGGTCAGCACATGGCTGCCAATCTCGCTGCTCTTGTACGTCCAGGTCTGTTTGGTGCGTCCTACCGTCAGCTTGCTGGCAACAATGCCATCCACAGCCAGGGTCACATTGGTGTTGCTGCTGGCCGGGTCATACACGGTATAGCTGATCGCAACATTGCTGTACTGCTTGGCACTGTAATCCAGCACGGCGCAACTGATAATCGGGGTATTATTGCCCTCTTCCACCCACATAATATCGTGGCGCAGGGTGTTGCTTGTCACCTGTTTGCCATTGATCTCCGCTGTCATGCTCACTTCCAGCAAGTGGCTGCCGTGCTTCTGGGCGGGCAAATTGTAGGTCATCTGGCGGCCTGTCACTGCAGTGCTTGTTCCGCCAATCGCCTTGCCATCCAACTTAAAGCTGATGTTTTTGGCAATATTGCCATACGGAGTAAACCGGTAAGTTACTTCGCCGGAATAAAAAAGAGAGTCATCAAAAATGCTCTCCAAATAAAACTCAACAACATTAACCGACCAGTTCTTGCTGCCCACACTGCCCATGCTGTCCGTAACCTGCAGCCGCACGGTGTTGTCACCGCTATGCAAGTATTGCGTCACATCAAAGGTGTTCTTGCCCTGGGTGATGGTCGTGGTTGCCACCTTGGTGTTGCCCACATACCAGTTGCCAGTCGCATTGCCGGTGTCATCGCCAGCATTGTCCACACTCGTAAACTTAAATCCGATCAATGCACTGTCGCCCTGAACTACCGTCAGGCTGCTGTCACCAATTCGTTCAATGGTAATGGTGCTGGTTGCCTCACCGCCGCCACCGCCACCACCTTTAATGGTAACAACAGTCTTGGTTGTGCCGTCTTCCAACAGGCTCAAATGACCGTCATCACTGGTGTAAGTAATGTCGTACTCATGGCCGTTGCTGGGCTTAATATCTTTGATCTTTTCCTGGATTTCTGCAATGTCGCTGTTGGCCGTATCCACACTGCCCTGCAAAGCTGTCACGGTATTCTTGGTCACAGTCAAATCATTGGTAAATCCATCCAGAGCAGTTTTGTCCGCTTTATCAGCCAGCAGTTTGTTGGTTGCTTCCTTATTATAATAATCACTCTGCAAGGTGTTCGGCAGGTCGCCCACACTATCCTGCAAAGCTTTCACGGCTTCGTTGTTGCTGGTCTTATATTCATCCAGCGCTGTGCTTACCGGGTTTACCGCCGCGCTGATCTTAGCATCCACCGTCTTGCCATATGCGGTCGTCCACTCTGCGCTGGGATCGGTGCTCAAGGTTACAGTTTTAATCACTGCATCGCCGTTATAAAATGTTAAAGCACGGGTGCCCGCATCATACGCACAGTTAAAAGCCGCCAATCCGTCGATCCCAGAAATCTTGCCTTCCAACAGTGTAACAAAGCCGTCCACTTCTTCCTTGTTATAATACTTGGCAAGCTCCGTGGTCAGCTCAGTTTTCTTGGTGTAGTTGGTGTCAAGGTCACTCTGCAGCTCCTGTTTAATTCCTGCTGCCGCATTCTGGATCTTATTA